CCCAATCTGGCACCAAGAAATAAGAGATATAATAGTTCTTAAGAATAATAAAGGAACAGAAGATAATCGAGTTCGTAAACTCGACTACTCAATACAGTTGAGTGCATTATTTTATCAAAGGTTTATTGACAATGAAAAGATTACACTTTTTTCTCCTCATGATGTTGCAGGGCTTTACGATAGTTTTGGTACGGAATCTTTTGACGATCTATACAAGCAATATGAGTTAGATGATTCTATTCCTAAGACACAGGTAGATGCACAGGAACTTATACTTGACCTCTTGAAAGAAAGAGCAGAAACTGGTAGAATTTATATAATGAATATTGACCATTGCAATTCTCATTCATCATTTATTGATAAAGTTGAGATGAGTAATCTATGTCAGGAGATAACACTCCCAACTCAACCTATACAACATATTGATGACGAACATGGTGAAATTGCTCTTTGCATTCTTAGCGCTATTAACATTGGAAAAATTAGGGATGTTTCAGATCTTGAAACTCTTTGTGATCTTAGTGTTAGGAGTCTTGATGAACTCATTGATTTTCAAGGATATCCCGTCAAAGCAGCAGAGATCGCTACACGAGCAAGACGTTCACTTGGTGGCGGATACATTGGACTTGCACACTATCTTGCCAAGCAAGGTGTAAAATATGATGATCCAAAAGCATGGCAATTGGTACATGACTTAACAGAAGCATTCCAATATTACCTCATAAAGTCCACAGTGAACCTTGCGAAAGAAAAAGGTGCTTGTGAATATTCTGATAAGACTAAATACGCACAGGGTATATTACCGATTGATACTTATAAAAAAGATATAGATGAGATCGTTCCTAACAAATTAAAATATGATTGGGAATCTCTTAGAGCACTTGTCTTGGAACACGGAGTCAGGAACTCAACGTTGTCCGCACAGATGCCATCGGAGAGCAGTTCCGTTGTGTCTAATGCAACAAATGGAATCGAACCACCTAGAGGATACCTGTCCATTAAAAAATCAAAAAAAGGACCTCTTAAGCAGATTGTTCCGCAGTATGCAAGTCTGAAAAACAATTATACGTTGCTTTGGGAGATGCAAGACAACACTGGATACATCAACATAGTTGCTGTTATGCAAAAGTTCTTTGACCAAGCAATAAGTGGTAATTGGAGTTATAATCCAGAAAATTATGATAATAACGAAGTTCCAGTATCTGTGATGGCTCAAGACTTTTTGTCCACATACAAATATGGTTGGAAGACAAGTTACTATCAGAATACATATGATATCAAGACAGATGAAATTGAGGACACACCTCAATTAGATAATTTAGTTTCAAACATTTTAAGTTCGGAGGAAGAAGACTGTGAGTCGTGTAAACTTTAGAGTAAACTCAGAGGACAGACCAGTGGTAAATTCTATGACGGTATTTAATTCACACGAAGTGGATACCAAGAAACAACCTATGTTTTTTGGTAAACCTTTAGGTGTTCAGAGGTACGATTCCTACAAGTATCCAATCTTTGAGAGACTTACAACTACACAGTTAGGATACTTTTGGAGACCAGAAGAGGTATCTCTACAGAAGGATAGAAGTGATTATCAAATGCTTCGTCCAGAACAGAAGCATATCTTCACAAGTAATCTTAAGTATCAGGTAATGCTTGACTCAGTTCAAGGTCGTGGTCCTGGTATGGCTTTCTCACCATACTGTTCTCTACCAGAACTAGAGGCATGCATGGGTGTATGGGAGTTCATGGAACAAATTCACTCACGTTCTTACACTCATATCATCAAGAATGTGTATTCTGATCCTTCAGAGGTATTTGATACAATCCTAAAGGATGATAGAATCTTAGAAAGAGCAGAGAGTGTTACATCTGCATATAATGACTTTATCAACTCAGCACATCAGTATGATCAGAGTAATTGGTGGAAGGGTGATATGAGAGGTCATATCTCTGCTAGAATGGAGATAAAAGATTTAAAAAGAAACTTTACAGGGCAGTCGCTAATGTCAACATTTTGGAAGGTATCCGCTTTTATGTATCTTTCGCTTGTAGTTTTGCTTTTGGTGAGCTTAAACTCATGGAAGGATCCGCGAAAATCATATCGCTTATTGCAAGAGATGAGAATCAGCATTTGGCAATAACACAAAACATCATCAACAATTGGAGAAAGGGTGATGATCCTGAGATGAAGGAGATTGTAAAAGAAGAAGAACAGTGGACATACAGTATGTTTGATCGCTGTGTTAATGAGGAGAAGATATGGGCAGAGTATCTATTTAAAGATGGTAGTATGATTGGTTTGAATGACAAATTACTTCATCAGTATGTTGAGTGGATTGCAAATAAGAGAATGAAATCAATTGGTTTAAAACCAGTGTATGACATTCCAGCAAGAAACAATCCATTACCTTGGACACAACACTGGATCTCTTCAAAGGGATTACAGGTTGCACCACAGGAGACAGAAGTCGAATCTTACATCGTAGGAGGAATTAAACAAGATGTCAAAAAAGACACCTTCTCAGGATTCAAACTTTGAGAATCCGAGACCCGAAGAAGAAATAGCATGGGACATTGAAGAGTGTAAAAAAGCAATCCGCGATGCTGCGGAAGATTATGATAAATTAGTTGGAGGTTAAAATGATGAGTCCTTTTGGTAGTGTGTTAAACACAAGAGAAAGTTATAGTAGATTTCATCAAAGAAAATTTACTGAAGTTGAAGTACAGTTTAATGATGAAGATCCTGCGTGGATTCCTTTGAATACTTTACTAGCGATGAGGTCGATATATAATAAAGAGTAATATGAATATGAATGGTAGTAGATTATGAAAATGCTTGGATCTATACAGAACAACCTTTTCTATCTGAAAATATTGGTAATTCTTTCGGCTTCGTCTACCGGATTACAAATTTATCAAATGGTAGACAGTACATCGGTAGAAAATATTTCGTGCAAAAGAGAAAACCTAAGGGTGGAAAACGTAGAGTCACTTCAGAATCCGACTGGAAAAAATATTATGGATCTAGTCCCGAACTAAAGGAAGATGTTAAAAAGTATGGTAAATTGAATTTTAAAAGAGAGATATTAAGTCTACACGAAACAAAGGGACAGGTAAACTTTGAAGAAACGAAACAGTTATTTCTTCATAATGTTCTGACAGAAGCACTTGACGATGGGACACCAATGTATTATAATAGCAATATATTGGGACGCTATATGCGAAAAGATTATGGAAACTTTCAATGACAAACTCAAAGATACAAGAGAGTGGGCATTGGATCGTATTGTTGAACTTTGTTCTCGTGGTAATTATGAGGAGGTTGTGAACGGAGATGCGTTACGACAAGAGTTTATGGAGTGGATTGTGATAGAAGAAGAGTTAGATGTTCTTTCAATGGAGTATTTGGATGACTATTAAGTACACTGATTATGAAATGTATCTTCGTAGACATATTTTATCAACTCTTATGAATCATTTTGATGATAATCGAGCAATATATGAATGTGCAGATGAGTGGATTGAAAAATTCTATACACCTCACAAGGGTATATTAGAACTTTTCAAAGCATCTCATGATGTGATAGAATACTATAAAACTCATTTTGATAAATAAGAGTGCGTTCTAGTATCAAAAAATGGTAGATAAAAAACCAGAACCAAAGGTTGAAGAAAAACCAAAAGGTATCATTGGAAAAATTAAAGAAGGTATTGATGATAAGGATGAGCAACTCGCATTCCTATCCACAGTCGTGAGACTTGCTGTTCTTGTGTGGTCAGCAGGGATTTTAACTTTGGCATACGTTAAGTTGCCAGCAGCATTTAATATACCAGAACAGAAACTGGATCCAACTTTCATAGCTTCGGTCTTCACAGGAACTTTAGCTACTTTTGGTGTCGCTGCGGGAGGTAAGAAAAAGAACGGTGACAATGGTGGTAGTGCAAACATATCTAAGAAAGATATGGAATTCCTTATCGCTAAGGCATCAGAGACTGCTCCTGCTCAAACTATCAGGATTGAATCAGGTCCTGTAAAAATTGTCCCAGACAAATAAAATCATGCAAAAAATTATTAATGGAATCGCTATTTTCTCAGGTGCAGTAGCACTAGGAATAGTTGGTCTTGGTGGATATGTATTCATTAGAAAGGATGCAATCATTGAAGACGTTAAATCAAAAATTACAGAGGCAGCACTAGGATCAGTCACTGGTTCTCTACCAGACATGCTTCCAAATGCAACTGGTCCAGCACTTCCTTCTCCTACTATCCCTAAGTTTTAAGAGGTTATCATGCTTACTAATAAGTGGAAGTGGATATCATTCGGTGTGGTAGGCAGTCTATTCGCTGTCTCACATCTTGGTATGATAGGATATATCGCCACGAGAGAAAAAGAAGCACCACTACCATCAGTTGATTTACCTGTAGGTCCTTACACATCATATAAAGTGAGTGTATCAGACGAGGGATATGCTATTTCATATAAAGCAAACGATCCTAAGACTGCATATATCACGAAAGATATTAAAGAGAAAGGTGGTTTCTTAGGACTTGCTACAGAAACAACTAAGGTTGCTGAAGAATACTTCATGGATGGTCAGACCAATCAAGGTGGTGCAGTGTCTAATGCTAGGTCTTGGATAGAAAATCCACCTGGTTTAACAGGTGCTCAGGCACAAGCAATAACTGATGCCCGAAAAAGCGAAGCCTGTATTGAAGCAATCGGATCCGCAAAAGGTACAGGAAGACTTGTGGGGACAAGTATTGGTGCTAGTGCTGCTCCTGCTCTTAGTGGTATCCCCTTTATTGGTTGGGTTGCTGCTGGTTGGGTCGCTATGTTTGGCGGTAATCAGGGGGCAGAAATAGGTGGAGGTATGGCTGAGGACTTGAATAAGAACTGTTAATGTCTATCCCAAAGATTCACATCAATGATTCCTACATTCGTGATTCTTATATAAAAGATGTAAGTATATTCAATGCTGATATACCAGATTTTTTACTTACGAATCCAACTCAAGTTATTCCATACGCACCACCTGCTACAGTCATTATAGGTAACCCTATTATTGATATGCCTGGGTGCGTTGAAACACATGAGTTTAGCGATAGGAATAATGAAATTATCAAGGACGATGAAGATAATGCCTTGGTATTTTGTGATGCAGAATATCCATCATATGATGCGATGAACTATGAACCAGACCAGTTGCAGATGGAGATAGAGGCAGCAGCTCCACCTGTTATTGAACCACCAC